CCAGAAAAAAATGTTGAATACATAGTGAGTTACGAAGCGTATCTGGTAGACACTGTTGCTGAAACTGCTGTGTTAGAAACAGATTTTGGTACTCCAGATCAAAATCAAACAATTAACAAAACGCCTGCAAAATATTCATTGAAATTAAAATATCCATCTACATCTTTAAATGGAAAAATAGATTTCATGTTATCAAATAATGAAGTGGGTAAAAAATGGAGAATTCGAAATATCAAACTTGAAAAGGGTAATAAAGCCACAGACTGGTCTCCCGCTCCTGAGGACATAGAAACTTTAGTAGTAACATTGTCCAACGATTCCCAAACAGTAGCAACAGACACAAACGGAAACGGTGGAAACTTTATAGATTGCTCTACAAAAGTGCAGGTTTACAACGGCGCACAGGACGTTTCAGAAGTCGCTACTTACACCGTAACAAAATCTTCCGGAATTGCTGGTACATGGGATTTAAGTACACGTACTTACAAGGTATCCGCTCTATCTACGGATAACGGATGGGTTGACATTAAAGTAACATACAACGGAAATTCTATCACAAGACGGTTTACGGTTTCGAAATCGAAACAGGGCGCGCAGGGAGCAACGGGACCTCAAGGTGATAATGGACCACAAGGGCCGGCGGGGACGTCTGGAAGAGGGATAAAAACTATTACAGAATATTATTTGATTTCTTCCGCAAAAACAGGAATTACAACAGCGTCAAGCGGTTGGAGTACATCAGTTCCGACGATGACAGCAACAAATAAATACTTGTGGAACTATGAAAAATTTACGTTTACAGATAATACGACAGCGACCACTACACCAAAAATAATCGGGATATACGGAGACAAAGGAACAACAGGAGCTACTGGTCCGCAAGGACCTCAAGGAAATACAGGTGCTACTGGACCGCAGGGGCCACAAGGAGCGACTGGCCCGAAAGGACCGCAGGGGGCAACTGGTGCAACGGGACCACAAGGGGTAACTGGAAACGGAATAAAGTCTATCACGAATTATTATCTTGCAACGGCAAGCGGAAGCGGTGTGTCGGCGTCCACATCAGGATGGACTACAACTGTACAAGCAATAACGGCGTCAAAAAAATATCTGTGGAATTATGAAGTTGTTGCCTATACAAATGGTAGCACGTATCAATCAGCACCATGTATCATCGGAGTATACGGTGATAATGGAGCGACCGGTGCTACAGGACCAAGTGGCATAATTGTATCTTCTACGGCTCCGTCAAATCCTAAAGTTGGCCAGTTATGGCAAACAGCCTCCGGTCAGCCGATCAAGCGGTGGGATGGAAGTAGGTGGGTGATCCATTATATTTCTGTTGATAACTTAAACGCACAGACTTTAAGTGCGATAGCGGCAGATCTTGGAACTGTAACTGCCGGACTTATTAAGGATAAGAATGGAACAATGCTTATCGATGTTACATCCGGAAAGATTATTAGCAAGAAAATCGTGCAAGGAGCAGTGGAAAATGTTGCGTCATTGAGTAATGCGTATTTGGCTTTCTCCGGTAAGGCTCCGACAACAGATCGAGCTACTATGAGCGTGAACTTGCAAAACATCATGTTTACAAATGAAAATACGGGAAAAACAACGACAATCCAGTTTGAGGATGAAATGATATATGCAAGAAATTCTGTATCCCCACGTATAAGCATATATGCGTATCGCAATTACGATTCCGGCACCGTGAAAGGTCCATATACAAGCACAAACTCCGCAAATAACATCCGTGTAGAGCTAAAAAGGAGAGGGTGCGTGGTTACATGTAAAATCACAGCGCTTATACAGTTCCCGAATACAGGATCGCACGGGCCGTTTGATGAATTAAGGATACCTATAGGATATCGACCAGTCGTAGACATAGTAGAGACGTACAGCGAATTGGTTGGTACGTCAGTTATCGGGACTGGCAGATATTACATCACAAAAGATGGAGGAGTATCCATTGTAACTGGCAAGACAGATTACTGTGAGCGTATAAAGACATTTACATGGATTACGGATGACTAAAGGAGCGAATATGGAGATTAGAGCAAGACCGTGATGGTCTTATTTTTATACTTTAAAAACAGAAAGGAAAGTGAGGATATGAAGAAAATGGAACAGTTAGCAAATATAAAAGCGTTTTTATGCATGGTATTCGGAGCCATTGTTGGAGGATTTGTAAACCTGATCGGAGGATGGTCTGAGGACTTAACTACATTACTTATTTTTATGGGTGCAGATTTTGTACTCGGGTTACTGATCGCTGCCTTTTGGAAAAAGAGCAACAAATCGGAGAACGGTGCGCTAAGCAGCTACTCTGCGTGGAAAGGTTTGTGCAGAAAAGGGGTATCCCTACTGATCGTACTTATTGCATATCGGCTGGATGTCACTCTCGGCGTAGACTACATCCGCACAGCCGTAGTACTGGCATTTATAGCAAATGAGGGTATCTCGATTTTGGAAAATGTTGGAATTATGGGTGTGAAATATCCGGAAGCGTTAAAAAAAGCACTGGATGTTTTAACAAATAAATCACGGGAGCAGGAGGGCGAG